TAGTTCTAAAAATATAGATACGAGGTTTACACAGCATAGAAATAAACTTAATAAGAATAAACATTATAATACCTATCTCCAAAATGCGTGGAATAAGTATGGAGAAGAAAGTTTTAAATTTGAGATAGTTGAAGAAGTTACTTTTCATAGTAGAAAGCAACTAAAAGATTTAGAACAATCTTATCTAGATAATATTGATAAGCCTACTACTTATAATATATGCAAATATGCTGATGGAGGAGAAACTGGTCCTGCCTTAATTGGCTATAAACATCCTAGACATAGGAAAATATCTGTATACGATATTAATATGAATTTTATAGAAGAAATATCTGGACTCAGAGAAGCAGAACGAAAATACAATACTAAGTGTGTTTATAAGTGCTGTATGGGGAAAATAAGTAACGCTGTAAATTTCATATTTAAGTACAGTGATGATTTTAAACCATATATACGAAAACATGCAAAATATCATCCTAAGAATCCTATTGTTTGTTTAGATTCAAATGGTGAATTTTTATGTGAGTACGATTCTGTATTAAGTGCTAGCAGACAATTAAATGTGTCGAGAGAATACATAGATAGGCGATTACAAAATCGTGAACCTAGAATTAAAAAGTATTTTTTTAAATATAAATATCAAAAGGATGTCGTGTAAACCAACAGTATGCAGTGTGTGTCATGGTACATTTCCTGCATGTCAGATAAAGAATGGAAAATGTGCGAGTTGTAGAGCTAAGGAAACTGCTCCTGCTGCACCTGCTTCTAAGAATGAACCTGTAAGAGGTAAGTAAGATGTTATACACAAGATTAACGGATTGTGGTGAATGTGCAGACATTCAATCTCTGATGGATGACATTGATTGCAAACTTGCGGATTTGGCTGTCAATATGTACAACAATATTACGTTGATGTTGGATCAACCTATTCCGTCGGAAGCAATCATTAGTCTCTTGAACTACAGGAGAATATTGCTCCATAAGTATGTCAATCCTGTGTATCTGAGCAATTATACTATAAACATGATTGCTGCGAAAGTTAAACTTTTAATATTCAAATAATGAGTTGTGGAGGTTGTTTTACTGGATGTGTAAATGTTATATCAGACCAGTGCATAAAATATACAGGAGAAGATGTTCCTCTTTTAGGAATAAGCAACGGTGATACATTACTCAGTGTCATTGAAGCTATCACTTCATTTTTCTCAAGGGAGAGTGATAGTTTCAGAATGTATTCTGTAATGGTCCCTTATGCAGCTATGCCTTATTATGGAGACTTGAATTATTTCAGTGTTACAGGTGCAGGTCTTACTGGTACTATGTGGGAAAAGGTCTACCTCTGTAATGGAAATAATGGCACTCCTGATCTTGCAGATCATCATATAATGTACATACCTGGTTAGCGATATGGCAACTTGTACTTCTTCTCTTGTCCAATCTGATGACATATATTATTCAGGTCCTCCTCTCCCCTGTATAGGATTGGAGAATTGCGACACATTGACTACAGCTATTGAGAAGATTGAAGAAGCTATTTGCGAAATATTTGAACAGCTGACAACTACCACTACTACAATACCTATTTAGCTATGTCAAGTCCTATTTGGCCATATTATTTACCAGTGAATCCATGTTGTACTTCAGTACCAGCATGTACAATGCCTTCATGCTGTCCTGAGCCTTGTACAAGCAATTGTTCCTGTGCAGACCCTTGTGCAAGTCCTTGTCACATCATAGGGAAAAGAACGGATGATTTAGCTTATAATGGTAATAATCTTCCTTGCACTGAGGTTAATCAGTGTGATACGTTGACAATAGTGTTGCAAAAGATAGAGGAGAAGATATGCGAATTGCAGGCTCTCCTTATTCCTACGACTACAACTACTTCCTCTACAAGCAGTACAACCACTACGACTACAACGTTGAATTGTAACATTGAAGGTTTTGCCATTCAGATATTATAACCAATAAAATTAATTAAGATGCAAGTAAGAGTAATAATAACAGCAACAGGATCAGCAATTGGGCCTTTGTTTGATATATACGCTGTAAACGGTGGGAGTATAAGTACCCTGATAGCAAGTGATGTCGTTCCAGCGACATTGTTTGGTTCTGGTATAGTATATACTGTTCCAAATGATACGATTCAGATAAAAATAGTAAATATTGAGTTGGATGGCAGTGCAGGTGTGTGTGATGACTATATAATGGACATAATGCTATCTCCGACTACAACCAGCACTACGACAGAGCATGTAGTTGTTCCAACTACCACTACTACAACTAGTGAAACTCCTCCTACAACTACAACTACAACGACTACTCCTCCTACAACTACAACTACAACGACTACTCCTCCTACCACAACTACTACTACAACTAGTGAAATACCTGGCCCTACAACAACTACCACAACTACTGCTTATGTTGATGCTGCTCATTGCCAGACATTGTACATAGATAAGAATTATATTCCTGTAGAACCCGATCCTAATACTCAGCTTTGGGCATTCGTCTTAATTCCTGGGGAAGCTCAGACATGGGTCAAATTATTGATCACAAGCGGTCAAGAAGGTGATTATGAAAACGCTTGTGTATGTTCAACAATTGGATTTACGTTAGGTTGGTCTACTATATCAGATCCTCCTACCGAAGGACAAGATCCAGAAAGTCTTCATATAACTTCTGTAGATACTGGAGTTGGATGTGATGATCAGTTGGATTGTGGAACATGTTGGGAGATTGAACCTCCAACCACTACTACCAGTACTACAGGTGAACCGACCACCACTACCACTACTACCAACGAGGTGATGTTAAGTTGTTCAGACTTTGGAGTATCCTTTGAGAATAATCTTCCTGGAAATGATAATCAGTGGTCCGCATGGATAAATCTGCCTGTAGCTGCTACTGGTGATACAGATTTTGAAATAGGTTTTGCAGCCACACGAAATGATACATTGGGTAGTTGTAGCACTACTATAAATGTCACCGTTCTTAGTGGACAAACAACGGGAAGTGCTACAAGTATGACGTGTATTGAAAATATACAAGCTGAAAGCTGGACTGTTGATTCTTGGGAGATCGTATCAATAACACCTGATACAGGAAAATATAATAAAATTTATTGCGGTGTAAGATGAAAATTATAAAGGATCTATTAAAATGGATAGTCAAGCTTTTTAGTTGCCGAAGATGCAGAATAAAAGGAAAAGCAACGAGCAACTTGCTCTGAGTCCTGGTTTAGTTGGTTTACGGGGCTGCTCCCAGAGGGCTCATGTCCTCTGGGAGTTTTTGTTATAATCATATTGATTAAAAATATGTATCTTTATACCAAGAATAGTTATTATGTCGACGGGAAGGAAATTAGTTAGTGATGTTCGCAGTATGCATAAGATACTGTCAACAGATGCTCTTATTACTGATAGGGCTATATTCTCCGAATTGAAGAATAATGCCCTTCTTCTCATTAAGAGAGAAACCAACCTTCGCAGACTCTGGGCCACTGACACCATATTCACGACAATACCTTGCCTTGAGATGAAGTCTGTACCTGTATCAGAGTGCTGTGACTATGTAGATCCTTGTAATGTTGCAAGAAGCTGCCACAAAATCCCGGGAATAGCTGAAGGCATCTATCAGTATGTTATACAGGGAGTGTACTCAGTGAACGCTATGGGAGGAAAAGGTAAGAAGCTGAAGGAGGTAACAGCAAACAGGTATGCTAATCTTTTGAAGCTTCCTTTCGTAAAGAAGGAGGAGTATTATTGGATAAGCAATGATTACCTGTATGTGAGCAACCCTATGGTGAGGGCTGTCAGGTTAGTTGCATATTTTGAAGAGGATGTTCCTGTTGATATCCTCTATCCTGAATGTGACTGTGGATCTAACGTTTCTCTTGATGAATTGTGTAAGAACCCCCTTGATAAGGAGTTTGCTTGCCCTGGATATCTGGAGAAGCAGGTGTTGGAGCTTACTTCGCAGAAATTATTGTCAACATATTTTAGGATCAGTACCGACGTTTCTAATGAAGGACTTGATCAACAGGCACCAAATATTTCAAAAGCAACTAAATAATGAGGGTGAAGGTAGACTGGAGGGCTGTAAGCAAGGACAACTATCAGAAGTTCTGCGATAAGTACCCCAACATTCATATCTCTTTTATCGACTGGATGAATGTGATTTATTCATTCAACGAGGGTTTCAGGGACTATATGCTTGAGACAGGAGATAGAGTGAGGATGCCTTCAGGATTCGGAGAATTTGCTGTAAATAAGAGACGAAGAAATAAAACAAAGACGCATAATGGTGTCGAGTATGTAAATCTTCCTATTGACTGGGTCAAGACCAAGGAGAAAGGGAAGAAGATATATCAGATGAACTATCATAGCGAAGGTTATTTCTTTGGTTGGCAATGGTTCAAGGATACAGCAAGAATAAAGTTCACGGACCTTTGGTATTTTAAGCCTCTGCGTACCACCTCCAGGATTCTCGCTCATTATATAAAGGTAAGTGATAAATATCAACATATCTACAAGGAGTGGAAACATTAAAATGTAAGAAATGAGTTACTATTATGAATATAACTTTACAAGCCCTGAACGTATATTTGCATTAGTCAAAGAGGAGCTTAAGTCATATTTCGATACTGGGGCTATAGACGATATGCTATTTTTAAGTTATACGGATAAGTGTCTTAGGAAACTGGGCAGGGCTACCTATGTGATAACGGGAACCATTCTGAATATAGAGGATTTTGAAGCAAGGCTTCCTGATAATTTCTACGCTGTAAGGGAGGCATGGATGTGTACGGAGGTAGGTTCCTCAGCAATACAGGGTGCCTCCTCTTTCTACTCTCAGGCAGCCAGTTCCTGCACTATACAGATATCGCCGATGATTGTGAATGGCACATCATGTACTAGCGTATGTCCTCCTGATGAGTGTGACCCCTGCATGCCTAACTTGGTGCAGGCTGTTTACAAGACAAATAATTCAACTGTCTTTACCTACGAAAGGAAATATCTGCTCAAGCCAGGGAATATATCGGTGAAGAAGCAGTGTGATGTGGGTTATATGTCGAATTGGAGCAATTTTTCTCAGGATAGGCTCAACAAGCAGTTTGTTCCTTACTCCTCTACTTACGACTCTTTTGATATAAGGGATAACAAGTTTGTCACCAATTTCAGGTCAGGTGTAGTAAACCTCATATTCTACGCTACGGAGTACGACAATGTAGGTAATGTTCTGATCCCTGACAATTACAGGGTGATGGAATATATAGAGGCGTTCATCAAGTACAAGATGTTTGAAACACTCATGAACACTGTCACTGATGAAACTTCCAAGCAGATTGAGGGAAAGCTTCAATATTATAAGACATTGTCTGATGAAGCTTTCATAATGGCTGAAATAGAATTGAAGAAACAGACGATGTGGCAAAAGCAGCTGAAGGTGAAGAAACAGCTGAGAAGGTTTAACAAGTATGAATTGCCTAGTCATTCATACAGGTCAATGTGGAGAAGAAACTAACGTGAAATGGCTGATAATGCTCAAAATAACATAAGGCAGGAGTATACTAGTGCTTCGGTGGGGCTTAACATGGATAATGTTCCCAGCCAAATAGGCAAGGGACAGTTATCGTATGCCCTTAATGCTGTTCTTGAGAATTTCGATGATAACTCGGTCAATTACCAGAATGAACTGGGAAATGAGTTATGCCTGACATTTCCTGATGAGTTTGTGCTTATAGGTCATCATTTCATTCCTGAGAGAGACAAGCATATATTCTTTCTCACTAATCCGAAGACAAAGGCTAGTGAGATTGGATATATGGTGAACAATGACTGTGAATATCGTACTCTCATCAACGCTTCCTGTCTTAAATTTGACGTTCATTACCCCATTCATAAGGTAGTGCACAGGATTACCAACTGTTCAACCGAGATATACTGGACAGACGGCTTAAATCCCCGTAGATACCTTGACATAGATAATCTTCCGTACACTCTTGCTTCTGGCTCCATTTTATGTGATCCTGTATATACTACTGAACTAGATTGCAATCAATTGAATGTTCAGCCTGATTTTGATATTCCTATCGTAAAGATAGCTGATGTGACAAATACAGGGGACCTCAAGGCAGGAACCTATCAGTTTGCAGTACAGTATGCTGATGCACAGGGCAATCCTTACACCTCCTACTATTCCATTACAAACCCTGTTCCCATAGGTGACCCAAGCATTGTCACCCCTAATTTCGACTATCCTGTAGGAAGGTCTATTATAGTGGACATTTCCAACCTGGATATTACAGGTCTCTATCATTATTTCAATCTGGCGGTAGTAAAGACAATCAATGCGATATCATCGGTAGAGCTTGTAGGAACATATTTTATTGAGAACATTTCCACTCAAATCACATATACAGGGCAGAATGTCACCCAGATAAGGCTTTCCATGGACGACATAATGGAAAAGTTCCCTTATTATGAAATTGCCCAAGACCTCACCTCTGCTCAGGATGTACTCATTTGGGACAACCTTTCCTCAATAGACAGGGTGAACTACCAGAGTATAGCCTCCAAGATACACCTCCAGTGGGAGACCTGGAGGATTCCTGCCACAGAGAACTATGCAGATGGTGACAATGCTGCCAATTACAGGGGGTATTTAAGGGATGAGGTATATGCATTCGAGATTCAATTCCTCCTGAGAAATGGAAAGGAAACTGATGGATTCCACATACCTGGAAGAGAGATGACCCCGCTTGAGGCTTCTCGACCCCCCATACCAAATACAGACCCTGACTTTGTAGGAAGTGGCACAAGCGCCCCTTATTGGAAGATATACAATACAGCTACAGCAACTCCTGGCCACTGCCCTGGATATGTAGCCCTACCGAACTACAAAGGTCCTTACAAGTACGGAGAATTCGCCTATTGGGAATCAACTGAGGAGTATCCTTGTAATACTGAACTATGGGGAGATCTTGCAGGGAAGAAGATAAGACATCACAAATTTCCTGATGTCGCTGTTTCTCCTATATTTGAATCGCTAATATTCTATGATGCCGATTCAATGGTGATGGGGAATGAAGCCATATTCCCCATAGGTGTAAAGGTAGACGTAAATAATATAAAAAACCTCATAGTTACTTCTGATCTTCTTCCAGAGCAGAAAGATGAAATAGTAGGTTTTCGCATACTTAGAGGCAACAGAGCTACCAATAGTTCTATAGTGGGCAAGGGTATTCTCAGGAACGTGAATAAGTATGAAAGGGAGGGTAAGGACTATTATTTTGCTAACTATCCTTACAATGACCTTCATGAAGATCCTTTCATAAACTCCACTAATAATGCGTTCGCTGAAGAATGTGATGTATTCGATGTAAATATTACAGCTCTTGCAGATGGTCCTGAATATGCATCTCCTTATGCCAAGATACAATATACAAGTTGCGAGACAGGAAAGACTGTCATAGAGTATTCATATAAAGTTGATGATAATCTTCATGTAGGTTTTAATAGGAGATGTGCTGTAGGAAAACCTACTATATTGATCGGGGAAGGAACAGTAGCTTATACAAATTACGATAGATATATCGTTCGTGTAAAAGGAATTCGTGCAGGATTTGCTTATCAATATAATGATAGAACATATGGTATAACAGAAAAGTGGATTAGTCAAGGCGATGATATAGTAGTAGTAGAAGTTGTTCAAGGAACCGGAGTAGCATGTGTCAGACATTGCAAGGGAGACAAGGAAGAGATAATATTTTTAGGAAGTGTTAATGTTGTAGACAAGGAGGATTTCTGTGGAAAAGCAGAACCTCTCGATCCTCCAGTTATTGACGATGGAGATAAGCTTATATTTAATTCTCCAGAAACATCGTTCGGTCAACCATTCTTGGGAGATATTCTCAAACTGGAAAGTACAATATATGGAAGAGGAAAAGCTCATTTCACGGAAGTACTGGACAATGCTAAATATAAACTTCTTTCAAGAGAAGCACAGATAGATGCTCTAGGTAGTTCTGTTGAAATTGCATCTATTACAACAGATCTGAATACAGAGGCAATGATGGCAGCATATCAGTCATACCTGGAAATCTATCTCAATGGTATAACAAGAAAGAATTATGCATACTCATTTAATTCCATAGCCAGTTATGACTATAGTACAGCGGTTCAAAATGGCCTTCAGATAAAGCAGAGGAATATAGACAAGACGAGGTATCTAATACCTGCTGTCACTGCAATTGATGGAGTCAATATAAACAACTGGTACAGGGAAAGTTCTGTATATATAAAGACTTCAGGAAGCACTCCTCTTCCATTCCCAACTATATCAGGAGTTGAGGATAACTCAAGGTTTACCGTTTCAGGCAAGGAGAATTGTTCAAATCCAGGAGAACTGGAAGACATAAATGTAGTGGCATACTACGCTTCCATGAAGAAGGAGTTTGTCAATCAGTGGGGACAGATATACTCATATGATACGATAGATACTGGATATGTCCATGATTTTGATCCTCCTATAACACCAGTAGATGATGTAGTGTTTGGTGGTGATACCTATATATGTAGGTTTGCATTTAAGACGAAACTCCCGTTCTTCATAGATAATAGGGTAGGTGCTCCTGATGACAGTGATATCTTCTACGATGAAATAGGTAATGTGGGCTATCCTGCATATTGGCATTCAGCTAGATCTATACTTGAGGATTATACTGTATATCCTGCTAAAGAAAAAACTGACACTTCTTTAGGCATTCTTACTAATTTCATATCATATAAGGCTCACAATTTTGACTGTTCTAATGATACGACAATAGCTACAGGAGCAGCGAGAACTTTCTATGATGGCTACTTCTATTTGTTTGCATACGGAGTGCCCAATTTCTATTGTGAGACCTCTTACAACTTAGACCTGAGGCAGGCATATAACACAAAGGAAGGAGATTTCTGGCCTCACGTAAGCTCTGACATTCCTGATGATTGGGTGCAGGAGAAGAAAGTGTCGATAGCCAACGATAATACATATTATTACAATTCCACCTTCTCAAAGCAGAACGTAGAGAATTATTTCTCTCACCTTCCTGCCGATTGGAGTGAGGACATGTGTTACACGCATTACCCATTCAGAGCCATATATTCCGATGTACAGATAGTGGATGCCGATAATAGGGTGAACTCATGGAGAATATACAGGGCAATTTCCTATTTCGACTTCCCCCAGAACTACGGCGACCTCACTTCCCTTGATGGAATACAGAACAGGGCTGTACTTGCAAGATTCCATAACAAGACCCTTCTGTACAATTCACTCCTTACGATAGACACTTCCAATCCCCAGGCAGCCTATATAGGCAATCAGAAGATGTTCAAGGAAGCTCCTCCTATTGACTTTGCTGAAACAGACCTGGGATATGTAGGAAGCCAGCACAAGTTCATGCTGAAGATACCACATGGACAAGTTACCATAGATGCCAAGAGAGGCCATGTATTCCTTATACAGGGAAATGGAGCACAGGACATATCTGGATTCGGCAGTGGATTAAACAGGTTCTTCACAGACCATCTGTCGTTTGAAATTTTGAAGGATTTCCCTGAAGCCGAGGTAGACAACCACTTCAATGGAATAGGTCTCCACGGGGTCTATGACAGCAAATTTGAGAGAATACTTATTACCAAGCTCGACTATAAGCCTCTTGTAACAGGCATGGCATATGATCCTGTAACAAGGGAATTCATGCTTGGTAACGAAATTATATATGTCAATGACGAGGAATATTTCTGCAATAGGTCATGGACAGTCTCCTATAATATGAACACGAAGACATGGATTTCGTTTCATTCCTATCTTCCTAATTTCTATATAGGGGAGAACAACTTCTTCTATTCTGGACTTAATGAATGCTGCGATGACTTTGATTTCATAGTCAGCGACAGTCCTATTACCACTACAAGCTCCACCACTGCCTATGTAATTACCACTACCAGTTCTACTACGGAAAGGCCTGATTACTCATGTTATATTGATGGATATGTGATTCTTGAAGAGGAGACCACTACATCAACTTCCACTACAATATGTGTAAGGCCTGAAAGGTTATTCGAGATTCAGATGATTACTGGATATACAAGTGGTGAGGAAACTATCAATTCCACGTATACTGCTGAGATGGCTTGCGAGGTGATGGAAATGTTTATAGAAGAAGTTCCTGTCACTTTCAACACCCTTTCAGGATGGGTTGAAGGAATTTATGTAGGAGCATTCGTATATGCTGACAATGGCACTGATAATTGTGAATGCGTACCTGATGGATGGTATTTCACCAGTGAGACGGCAGAAGGAGGATATGTGTTCCATATCGAGGATTGTGTGATAGTTGAGTTTTACGTATGTGCCACCACTACAACCACTACTCCCGAACCTACCACTACTACAACTTCTACTACTAATTGTATAGGTTGCTATGATTACAAACTGATTGATACGAATCATAATGGTGTACCTACCACATTTGATGTAATTCTTTGTAACCTTGAGCATATAACGGTTTACGTTTATCATGAGTTAAGTCAGGTAATTTGTCTTGATAAATGCAGTCCTATCATTATTACTCCTGAGACTGACGGTACATATGAAATAATTGATGAGTGCTGGGATGGATATGTAGAACCTACTACTACTACCACTACCACTACGATAGAGGAGACTACTACGACCACTACCACTGAAGGTAGTACGACAACGACTACCACTACCGAGGGTACTACTACCACGACTACAACCAGTGAGCCTACCACCACTACGACTACGGAAGAGCCCACAACTACCACTACGACTACTGCTGAGGAGACTACTACGACCACTACCAGCACAACGGCATATGATTATAGCGCTGAGTTCATAGATCATGTCTGTGAACAGGAGATTGTCACTACAACCACTACCAGCACTACAGTCGAACCTACTACTACAACGACTACAACTGGTGAGGATACTACGACTACTACCACTACGACAACTTCCTGTCTGGAGTGTCCTTATGGATTCCTCTATAACTACTATGCAATAGTTGATCCTCGCAATATAGCTCCTGAAGGTTGGAGAGTGCCGACAGCCGATGATTTCAATACGTTGATAACAAATGCTGGCGGAAATGTAGTAGGTGGCGAACACCTCAAGATGGATGGCACTACTTACTGGAATGTTGATACTGGAGACAATTCAACCGGTTTTGGTGCTGTTGGAAGCGGAATGAGAAGCGGTGCTGATGGAAGCTTCATGTGGTGGAATGATCTTCTCTATCTGCGTAGTTCTGATTTCTATACACATTTAGGAGTTCCGTACAACATTATTCTGAATTTAGATGCCTCTTCACCGAATGTATACATATCATCTGTAAGTGCTATTGATTACGGGCTTCCTGTAAGACTCATCAAGGAAGATGATGTAGACGACGGTTTCATGTGCGACAATGACGGTAATCGTTATGCCACTGTCAAAATCGGAGATCAGGTGTGGATGGCTTCCAACCTCATTACTACCAGTTACAGGAACGGTGATGCGATAGACGGGCCTACATTCACAAACGCTCAGTGGATAGGACTTACCGAAGGAGCCTACACGATATATGATGATATGTCTCTCTGTGAAGGTTGTGACAAGTGCACTACCACCACTACCACTACGATCTGTGATCTGACAGTAGAAATTACGGATAGCGATTGTTGTGATGTTGATGTTGAATTAGACGACGTTGAATGTATTGATATACCATAATGGCGACTATATATTACGAAATATTATCTGGGACTCCTCCTTTCAAGGCAACTATAAATCCTCCTGTTGCTCCTGATCAGGAAGGAATAGCCTCATTGGGGATATATTACTTTACCGATGTTCCTGATGGTAGTTACCTCATTACAGTAACTGATGTAAATGGATGCACAGATGAGGTGGAAGCCAGCGTATATTGTCCTTTAACAAGTACTACTACTTCGACAAGCAGCACCACAACTACCAGTACTACTTGTCCTCCTTCTGATTGTGGGTGTGATCCTGAGTTTGATAGTTATGTTACTCCCTCTATAGCAATATTGGATGTAGGAGTGTTGATAGGTTGTACTTATGATGATTATGTAATAGATTGGTATGACAGCTATGGAACTCTTGTTCTTACAACAGGAAAAACATTCACCGACCCTGATGTAGAGCTTATTCATCCTATAACTGGTTCTTCAGCCAAACCTATGCCCGCTGGTATATACTTGGCAAAGATAAGGTATGTTGTGGTTGGCGGTGTGACCTACTACCCTACAAGTCCTCCTGAAGATCCTTGCAGGACATATTGTCCTGGCTTGGATGTGGAGCTTGCATTGATTGAAGTGACGACTATTCAATGCGGAACAAGAAACTTACCTGTATCAAGTGATTATGACTACGGCATATCATACAACGTTGGTCAGGATTATGTGCAAGTGAATGACTTTACAATAGAACTTGCTGACGGAGACACCTCTGGATACTTAGCCATATATTTTGCCGCCGATTCTATCCCTGACCAGGTGCAGGTATATTGGGGAGATGTGGACGGTCCTCTCCTTGCATGGTATGTTAGCGGTTCACAAATAGGAAGTTCGGAGGAAGGAAGTCCTGCATATCTTGCCGGTAATGGTAGGAAGGCTGTAATAAGTTTCAATGAAGCTCCTTACAAACCTTATGCTGATGGACAGATATTGACGGTGAGGATAATTTCCAATGTCAATACAAATACAAAGTGGACATTATATACCAAGTGTCTACCTGACGATGCTTTTCCTGAAACTCATAATTATTTCCCAGTGACATTGAGGGAGGTTCACCCTTCTGCTATAGAGGGAATAAGAAACATTACTGTAGTGAGAAATCCTCTCAATTGCATATACACTATGCAATTTGATATCCCATGTATAGTGATGGACGACTTGACTACTCTTCAGGCAACCAATTTCTATAAGTATACGGACTTATACCAGTATACAGTGAATGGGCAAGTCAACTTATCAACAGGACATGTAACAGTAACCTTTGATAGGGGAACAAGAATGTGGGCACAGGGTATGTGGACTATAGGAGAGGACTATAAGAACCAGATAGATACTCCTGGTACATGCGGTGATTGCGTTAGTCCCTGTTCTTCCTGCAAGGGATTCTTCTATTCATGGGATCTTCCTTCACATACAATGAACATTACCGTGTATACAGATCCTTATGTCGTAGGTAGCACTACTTATTACAGCAAGTATTACTATGACTGGAAGGGAAGGTATGAGACTGTTATGCTCTGGCATAAGTATGGCACTACAAGATACTGTGATAATCAACCATTTGTGGATGATGTGCAGTCGATATACTATTACAAGATGCTTTACATGGGTTGGCAGGACAGTATACAATCTGGGGGTATTGATCTTTCTTGTGGTGATGGTGTAGGAGATTGGCATAACTTCGCTTTCCATTACAAATCCACCGTCAGTTTCATGGGCTTACCTTGTGACCCTGCGACAGATATCACTCCCTCAGGCTTTTCTTCCGCATATAAGGCAGCTCTTGCCGCTCTTGAGAAGATGGGAGGAGTGGAACAAATAAAAACCATATCCATTGTAGCATATGATACAGGGGCTGAGAATTATACAACCTCCACTACCACTACCGATATATATGGAAACGGTTCTTGCGACTTCAGGAACAGTGATACTTGGAATTTCATACATTCAGGATTGTTCAAACAGGTGGAAGACTGCTATGACTTAGCTAGTTACAGCGGGAGAAGTATATGTACTTGCCGTATACCTTTAAGCGGAATATATTTTTGCGAGGTAAGCAATAATGAAACTGTCAAGTATATTAACCCTTTCTGGTATACTACGCTTAAAAGCATAATGAATACTACCTGTAATGCACTTGTGGCATGGAAACACGATACTAACGATCCTGCAATGCTTGCTTGGGAATATTGGTACTACTTGGCATACCTGAAGATCACATTGAACAATCAATATGACTATAAGATAGAGGATTATCTTGAGCATTTGACCGGAGAAGTTTCACCAACTGGAGTTGTACTGTATGAAGCTACTACAACGACAACAACAACACTACCATAATGGCCAGCATAACAATCAACATAGGAGGGGGGACACCTAATTATACAGTAGAGGTGTTGGGCAGTATAGATGGTCCTTGGATTTTCACTGAGAACGGTGAACAGACTATTACAGGCAGTTTTCTTCCTGGATGGTATACCATCAGGGTGACTGACAGTAACGGGTGTGTTGCTGAAGATACACAGGAAATATGTGGTACCACTACCACCTCCACCACTGGTCTTGTATCATGGGAAGCAGAATTCACCAATCATGTATGTGAACAGTATGAATGCGACATACAATATGAAATACTGGAGGTGACTTTTGCCACCACTACCACTACCACTACTACTATAGATTGTCCTGAAGGCATGTGTGGTTATGGTCTTCTTTATAATCAATATGCCGTTCAGGATGTAAGAAATATAGCCAATACAGGATGGCATGTCGCCACATACGATGAGGTTGGGGATTTGATTGAATGGGCTGGAGGGTACAAGGATGTCGTGGAGGTAGGTGCTGAGACCTACTATGCCGATGTGTTTGTAGAGCCTAATCCTGATTATTGGGATGGACTCAACCCTATTCCTACAAATACTACGTGTTTCAGTGCCAGAGGTAATTCTTATAGGTATGAAGATGGTGTATTCTATAACATAGGATGGTGGAGTTCTATGTGGCTTGCGGAGGATAATGCGTGGTCGGATATAGAAAGCTGGTGGGATGAAGAAACGGAACAATATTACTGGTGGTGGGGAGCAGGAAGTTATAGACTCATGTATAAAGTTTCAGGTCTTGGCGTAAGGCTTGTAATGGATGACCCGAGTTCGTGGTATTCGGGGATGTTATATGTGGGCAATGACGGCCAAACATACCAAACTGTCCTTATTAACGGTGATGTATGGATTGTTGAAAATTTAAAGGAAACCATGTATAGGAATGGTGACATCATACCTGAAGTAACAGATAGTTCGGAATGGGCTGGCTTAACATCGGGCGCTTTATGTGCCTACGATAACGATTGGGAAACTAACGTGTGCATGTCTCGTCCTCCTATTTATACAACTACTACCACTACTACAACGCTTGAACCTACTACTACGACTAGCACTACGTCAACATCATCTACTACAACTACTACCACTTTAGAACCTTCCACAACTACTACTACTACTACAATTGAGCCTTATGATTATTGTGTTGAATATGGTTATCTGTATAACTGGTATGCTGCGACAGATGCAAGGAATATAGCACCTGCTGGATGGCATGTTCCAACAAGGACAGAATTTGAAACTTTGTATGCAAATGCTCCGGGAAGTTCAGCCATAGATAAGGTTAATGCTTTGTGTGATTCTGAATATTGGGCAGGCGGTGGTGGTAATAATTTAACAGGGTTTAATGCCAGAGGTTCTGGACAAAGAGGAGATAATGTTGATAGAGGTAGATTTGTTAGTATAGGTACATTATACAGTATATTGTCAGCAACAGAGAATGGAGCTAATTATTGTTACTGTGCTATATTATCTGCAAGGACTGCATTTTTACCAAATGCTTGGTATTACAAGAGTAATGGGTATTCTCTTCGTTTAATTAAAGATGATTCCAACGATACTGGAACCATGACAGGAAACGATGGTAAGGTTTATCCTACCGTAAAAATTGGTGATCAAGTCTGGATGGCAGCTAATTCCGCCGAAACGCAATATAGGAACGGAAACACAATCCCAACAGTGACAGACAATACTACATGGGTTGGATTAACAACTGGGGCTAAGTGTGCTTATGACAATATAGAGAGCTATGTTGGATACGAAGGAGTTTGTCCAACAACAACAACAACAACTGAGGAACCCACTACTACTACTACTACTACAGAAGAGCTTACTACTACAACAACTGTTGAACCTACAACAACTACTACTACTACTACTACGACTAGTACCACATCAACATCATCTACTACAACAACAGGGGAACCTACAACTACAAGTACTACTACAGAGGAAGTTACGACTACTACAACTACTACGAGTACTTCTACAAGTACTACCACTACTACTACAACGGTTGCTCCAACGACAACTACTACTACTAGCAGTAGCACTACTACCACTACGACGACTGCTGAACCTACCACAACAAGTACAACAACAACAGCGCCGACTACCACTACTACTACTACTCTGGCTGAAGAGGACATGTCTTATTGCTGGTGGTTGCATATACCTGAGGCTGACCTCACAAGCGGAACCGATGTCCTTTGGGCTTACAGACAGATTGAAAGTCAGTCCAACTCTTGGGTAAGGGTAATTGCCACCAGTCCTGTTGGTGGATATGCTGAAGCATGTGTGTGTTCAGTAAGTGCCCCATTATATGGATATGCCCCTATAGCTGGACCTGCCCCTAGTGAGCCTCAGGACATAGTGGCTATTGAGGAAACCAAGACAGCTACTCATTGTACTGACGATGGAAATTGCAGTCAGTGTTGGGAGACTACAACGACAACCACGATAATAACTTAGAATATGGCAGCAATAAGATATAGTGTAATAAACGGATGGCTACCTGTAACAGTGTATCTGATGCAGGGAGAGACAGAGATAGCTAACAACGTTCATAATGCGTTTGAAGAGGGGCAATTTACAGACGTATTGGAAGGTGAATACACCTTATTGTTTGTGGATGACGTCGGATGCAGTGATAGTATAAATATTCCTACTACGACTACTACAACGACAGAATCGAATGAATTTATCATTGATACTCTTTCTGGATATACAGGGTTTGCAGATACTTATGATAATGGTGATCCTGATATACATGGACAGAGTTTCTGTGCACATGGAACAATCTCTGAGTTTTCTATATATTGTTATGTAAATACAGCTAACTTAGATCTAAGAGCAACTGTGTATTCTACAGTGCCTACTCACTTGGGAGCCACTTATCCTCCCACCGGATATTTAGGGCAATCGACGAACACTATAAATACGACAACTCTTAGCACTGATTACGAAAATCCCTCACTCGTAACATTCTATTTTGATGATATTGAGGTAGATGGAGAATTTTTCATAGACATTACATATGAAAATGTTGTATATCATCATGATGGAACTCTTTGGATAGCACGAGGGCCAGTTGGTTCTCCCTCATATATGATATATATAGGAGACCTTCATTTTTGGGTAAAGTATGAATATGGTTATTTATCTTCAAGATTAGTGGGCATAGGAGATGCTTGCACTACCACTACAACGACTACTATTCCATAATTTTAATTAATTTTGTATAATACGTAAAACAATAACAAAATGGGTTGGATATATACAGGATATGCAAGATCGCTCTTGGTGGAAGTAACCAAAACGATTAACGGTGCTACTGCTCCAGGTTATCCAAAATACTATAACGGAAGGAATGACTCAGGTTTCCTGAGTTCATATCCTGCATATCCGTCTATATCTGATGATGCTGCTGGTGACCTGATATTGGCACAAATGGATATTGCTGATTTCAATGCAAGGCTTGCTGACTTCAAAACCTGGGTGGAGTTTATGGAACCGGGCCTTGATTTTGATATTGATCTCACGATAGATGCAAGAATATTGAATGAAGATTGTACCACCACTACTACTACAACAGAAGCACCCAGTTGATATGTCTAAGACCATATACATAAAGCTGACGAGAGTTGGCGCCATTTCAGGGCCATTTGACATATATGACCAGTCGAATAACCCGATAGCCAGTGATGTAACAAGGCACTCCCTGATAAACGGAGTGTCTTATGTTGTTTCAGACAGTGTCACTGCAATAAGGATGGTATCAACAGGAATGTGCTCCTTTGAACGTACAGTGATGATTAATGATGGAGGGGATCATGGGGATTATGAGATTGTGGCTACAGGTTGTATTTGGAGGCATCTCACCGATCCTTTGCACTACAATTATTTCTACGGTGCTATCAGTCCTTATATAATTGAGTATCCGTTCGCCTATCAATACTATGATGAGATTGTAAGGAATGTGAAGGACTTCACAAGGGTGTACAAGTATGTCCCTGGATATGACGCTGCATACTCTACGGCTACACGTATTGAGACTGACGATGATTTCTTCAACAAGGCGATAGTTTATAACGGTCAGCAGTGTTCGGGGCTCCTGAAGCTTGTGGTAAAGCCACGAAGGAATCTGAAGGAATACATGACCTATCCTAAGTATAACGTGGACAGCAAGACCATCACATTCACAAAGAGTGACAGCTGGTATCAGTACAATGATTTCTGGGACGTGATGTCAGACAAGACAAAGCAGATGTTCCTGCCTACATGTGAAAACCTGTCAATAGACAAGGTACTCAACCAATCCAACATGGACTATTCCTACAGGAGCTTCCTGAAGGCTCCCATAAGAGGGAAGGATACGAGGTTAAGACACATCCTTGATGACAGGTCTGACATTCATTTAGTTAGCCGTATGATTTATGCACCTGCAATGATAAGTTATAAATAATGAATGGAGGAATATATACAATAACAAACATTACAATATTAGTGTAGCGTGTTCAGGAAGGTATGAGACTTACAAAGGTTATATATGGAGGTTAAAAAATGAATAATTGGTTGGATAAGTATGTCGAAGGTATAATACCCTCTGCTCAGGAAGGAACTTCCATATTCGACGAGGGAGCAAGGGTTGCAAGAGAGGAATACCTGAGACAGCAGTATCGAGACTACTTGCGGGGAGAAGCTCAAAAGGGAAGAGAAGCTGTACGGAGAGGAAGCGATGAGGCAGCCAAAGACATACTCCCTTGGATGGCAGTTCCTTTTGCTGGGGCTGCTGCCTCTGCCCTCACCGTTATTCCGCTGATTACTGCCCCATCTGCAACAATTGCAGGAATGGTAGGAGGAACAGCTGGCATGCATCTTACTGACAGAGCTGTGAGAAGGTATTCTGATGATAATTACGGCACTTGGGGAGAAATGATGGCTGGAGAGACAGGAATTCCACCTATACTGGGAGAGTTTACTAACCCCGGTGCATTGATTGGAGGTATGATGGGTTCATCTGTTCCTGGGGTAATAAGAAAAATACCAGGACAGTACAGCAATTTGGTAACAGCTGCTCAGAAGGGTCAATTATATAAGATAAATCCTTTTGCACGGAAAGCTGACCCTACCAAGGTATATACAACGATGACTGAAAATAGAGCGAGATATATACTTGATAAGAATGCTCCAATAACCAAATATTCAACACCAGGCAAAAGGGATGTCTATCACCCTGTATTTGATGATAAGGGCAACATAACGCACTATGTTGTACAGAGCGACATGGAAAGATTCCTACGGATGGGAGGAGCTAACACTCCAATAGGAGTCTATTTCAGGAACAAAATGAGAACAATACCTAGTACCATAGGTGAACAACTTAGGCGTCCTAAGTATAAAAATACCGTATATGGCCTGCCTGATAAGACTAGTTATGGTTATTCATATAGAAATACACTAAATGAGGTAATAGAAGAAGCAATTAAACAGAGCGGAGCCTACTCCAGTATTTCTCCTGATGTAAAGTTTAGGTTCGGAGCCATTCCTAATTATGGAAAACCTAAACGTGGACCAAATGCTATTCGTATTATAAGAGATCGCGTGGTTCCTGATAATAGATTTGAACCAAATCCTATCATAATGGAAGGTGATCCAACTAAGATATCTTTTGTTGGAGCTCCTTCTAAAGCTGAGAGATTACAGTACATACCTCGTGACATAGGTAATTTTCCAATAGGAAAGACAGCTATTCCTGAAGAGTCCATAATAGGAAACGAGTTAAGTTATGGGCCTGGCCTTAGAATGATGAGACAAGATCCAGTATGGGGACTTAGTCCTTTGCGTGAAGGAGAAATGGATTTATTGCGTACAACTTCAGTTCTTCCGGAAAGGGAATCTAGGATTACAAATGCCATACTTGGGTTTGACAAGGCTTTAAATAAGGCAAAGTCATTCAAATTATCTTCTGTTAACGTAAATATGCCACCTACTCCAAGAGAATTAATTGATAGGATGGCAGGTACATATAGAGGATATGTAACACCTATTCAGCAAAAGGTTCTTGCAGGAGATAGATGGTCAGCTGAAGACGATTTGGTCTTTAGGAAACTATCATCTCTAAGAAAATTAACATCAGAACTGGAGGGCTATTCGCCTAATAAGAAGGCAGAATTGTTTAAATTGATTGAGAGTTCACCATTAAGTAACGAAGAGTTACAACATTTCATAAACCAATATAGGTCAGAAATAGGTACGTTCACTTCAAAAGTAAGCTTAGCTCAGGATATAGCTCAACAGAGAAGTCCTGTTAAGGGGGTTAAGGATGTTCAGGTATTTGCTGGTATTAGTAACCAACCTAATCAAACATTAATTGACTTAAGTAAACGCAGTGACGTATTTAAACAATATTTTGAAAAGCAGTACCAGAAAAAAATTGATAAAATATTGGAGGCTAATGCTGTGCCTATGTTGCCCCCTGGAAGTGATTACCCGGAAAGTGCAATAGGTAGTATGTTTAGAAATTATACTGATAATGTTCATTCTGAATTGGAACAAGCTATAGCACGAATCAAAACATCTCCTGGTGGAAAGACATTTATAGGGTCGGGAAGTCTGTCTGGTGAATCTTATCCACTAACCGTATATAAGGGATCAAGTATTTTTGGTAATGATCCTGGATACGGAATCTTTAGAGGAGAATATATGCCTATAAATAGTTATGATGACTTCAGAAGACTTGGTGTAAATCCTGAATATATTGCTACATATTTGAACAATTACCTTAGAAGAGTCAACGTTGGGGGAAAGCGATTTCCAGCAGCAAGAGTTCATTATGACCCTAATTCTGATCCTAATGTTGAAGTACCCATCTTCTACTTGAAAAAATATAAGGGAGGAGGAATAATACCTTCTGCCCAAGGTGGCAAGTCTGTTATATTTGCTGAGTCTCCTACACTTGAAATAGCTTCTGCTCAGGATGGACTAAGTGCAAAACTTGCTCCCATTAAACAGAAAGTAAGAGAGAAATTATACAGAACCATTCCTCCTTCTGACTATCCAATCAGGCAACTTCCTTCTGTTGTAAAGAACCTGATAACAGGAAGGGAAAGAATGAATTCCCTTGATGAGATTAATCAACTGCTGGAAGAAAGGGAACAATTATCCCCTATTATTAAACAATATGAGAAAGATTTTTCAAGAGCATGGGATAGTTCATACGGCGAAGGAAGACATGAAGCTATAAGTAAGGTAACTGATAAATATGGCAGGGAGTTAGATGAACTCTCAAGAATAGAAATGAGGCTGGATGAAATCAGTGGAGGATATGATGTAGTTGATGAGGACTTATGGAGGAAATATTTGGAAATGCCTCAGTTACAAGGTTCTGTGCGTCCTTCCAGATACAAGCCTGCAAAGGCTAAAGATCCTAGTGCTGAGTACTTTACTATTCCTGATATTGTTGAGGATGGAACAAGGAATTGGAAAGCCGATGTTTTTAAATTTGCTGTTGAGCATGACAAGGGAAATGGAGAGTTTCCAACATATGATGTTCCTGGCCCTCCAGGATTGGCCAGAATAAAGGTTGATAAAGGAAAGGACAAGAAGGGGGAATACTATTCGATATACGATATATATGATTTCAATATTCCTGGAGAGAGGTTGATAGGAAAACCTTTTGAGATATACGACAGAATATACCTCGATAAGGACAAGAAGGGAAACTATATTCCCAGGTATCAGAAAGGAGGAGAAGTGAGCAAATATACACCTGAATATATAGAACAGCTGAAGCAGTTTGAGAACAAACCTTCCAATCTTGGTTATCATTTGGACCCTAAGAAGATACCTACGATAGGTTGGGGGCACAGACTCACTGCTGAAGAATTGAAGAAGAAGGCTGTAAGGGTAGGGAAAGAGTGGATTCCTTATGAGAAGTTCTCAGGAAAGGAAGGAAGGACATATGCTGACAGGCTTATGGAATATGATGTTCAACATCATTATGGAAGGCTTGAGAGTCAGGTGGGAAAAGATACTCTTGAGACACTTCCTCCTGAAGTGGTGGATGTGCTTCTTGATATTACCTATAACAGGGGAAGTCTCGGTGACAGTGCTGAATATGTGAAGAAGGGGGATGTTGTAGGACTAAAGAACTACTTGGCCTCAGTAGCTACTGAACTGAAGGGTGGAGCGAAGAAGCGTATGGAATGGAGGGCCAATAGAATTCCTACGCATACATTACCCCCAGTAGAAGCTCCACTATATACAGGTGAACAAAGAGTACCTGAAGTATTGGATAGCTTTACACAGACCAGCACCCAAGTTCCCTATGCTCCCATTATAGAGGACAATGCAGGCTACCTCAATCCTTCCAACTATGGTTCTCCCGTAAGGATAGGATCAAATGATATTACAATGGAAGGAGTTCCTTTCCCTGTATTGGGAATAAGTGATGAAGGTGAAGTCAGGATAATGATGCCTGGGGAAGATCATAGGTTCAAGGGAAGCACTGTGACAGAGTTTCCGTTGGCTCAGAATACAGATAATTTGAGTAATTTTACAAAACCGAAGGGTTGGTTAGATAAATACGAATAGATATGAAAGCTGACATTTTAAAAATAGCAGGAGTAAAGAATGAGAAGGAGTTCTACAAACTCTTTCCGACAGAAGAAGCATTCATGACCAAGCATGGAGCAGCTTTCAAGAAGGCCATGAGAGGAGCTAAGGTGAAGAAAGCTCAGGGCGGATTGAATGTGAATCCGAGTCTACCTGGATTTCCTGTAATCGGTGAAGTTCCTGAGCTTCCAACATTCGGTAATGCAACAAGGCCTGTAGGATTTGTAGGAGGAAAGCTTCCCGCGTTCAGTGAATCTATGTCTGATTATGTTGCTTCTCAAGGACCTGCTACTAATTATCAGGACTTATGGAGTGCTACATCTAAGAAAGGTGTTGATTGGGGGTCAATGACTGGTCCTGCAATAAACGTAGCTGAAGGGATAGTGAAGGGATTCCAGCAACTCAAGGATGAGAAGAGAAAGTTACAGGAAGCCACTCAATGGAAGAAAGTGTCTGATGTTACCTTACAGGCTTCACAGCTTACTCCTGAGCGTATTGAACGTGAGTATGTGAGACCTGATGATATAATAAATGCAGGTGATGAATTTTTCCCTGTATATGGAGTAGGCAAAGGAGTGTTGGCAAAGAAGGGAGCGAAAATACCGAAGGCTCAGTTTGGAGCGCAATTGGGGAGTGCTTTACAGGGAATAGGAAGTGAGAGGCTTACTAACTTCGCAACTCAATTGAGCGGAGGTGAGAGTGCAGGAGCTACATTTGGAGGAGTTGCTGGTGATATTGTTAGCATGATACCTGGAGTTGGACCTATTGTAGGAACATTAGCCAAACCTGTTCTTAGTGCCGTAGGTAACCTTATTGATACAAATCCTGAGAAGATCAAGAAACAGCAGGATGCTTTTGAGAGCAACATAGGAAAGATGGCCATGGCAAAAGGAGCGCAGAATCTTTTCGGTATGAATAGGTCATATATGGCAAGAGGAGGAGAGATTCCTTCGCATAATATAGATGGATTGCAGGTATATGAAGGAAGCGCTGAACAGGTTTCCCCTGACTTTGTAAAGTTCAATGGTCCTTCGCACGCTAAAGGAGGTATGAACATTTCATATGGAAGGAATCCAGTAGAAGTGGAGGGGGGAGAGTATGCCACTGAAACCCCGAACGATGAGCTTGTCATATTGGGAGATCTTAAGAACCCTCTGACAGGAAGGATGTTCAAAAGAGATGCAGCCATCCTTGCAAAGAACACAGCGAAAGAGAGCAAGAAACTTAGGACATTGGTTGAAGAAGCTGGAGACATGAAGGTGACAAGACCCATTGATAAGATTGCCATTGATACGATAGGAGTAATGGCTGATGCCTCTCGTAAGAAACTTGGTAAATATGATGAAGAAAAGAATAGTTATATAGCCATGCA